CACTTGATGGCAATAAACATTCTTACTACCTTGCTTAATCGTAATAACTGGATCGTTTCTTTCATTTTTCTTATTACTCCTTATCACGTGTTGGTTGACGTGAATATATGTTTTTTTCTTTTTCATTTGTTTAAAAATACATCTTTCATAATCATCTTACATTCAGTTTCATTAAACTTAATAAAAGGTTTTAATCTGGCAATCGTAGATGAGATTTTAGTCCATACAACTTTCTCGGTAATCTCTTTATCCCAATTTTTACTAAACGATAAGAAGTGGTTAAGAACGATTGTGGTTTGTAACGATATTGTTTTTTGAAGAAGTAATCGTAAAAGTCTAGGATGTTGTCCATTATGGCAAACGAAACCATCATCAAAAGAAATATTATTAGAAAGAAAGTCATCATTAATCCGTAAGCAATCATTCCTAAAATGATAGGTAAATGCTTCTTTACGTTTTTTATAATCCAAATAAACATCTCTACCATCTCTTTGTAAAAGATTACCAACCCATCCCTTGCTATCTGTAGCAAAGTTAGCAACAAAGAAATCAAGTATATCAGTTTGTTCATATTGTTTGCTCAGTTTGTGAAAAAAATATCTATCATTTCTTTTAGTAAATGTTTCTAACTTACAATTAACCTTTCCTTCATATTTATGATAGTCATAATCTTTTGAGGTAAAGTGTAATTTAACTGCCAAATATATTTTATAAACTTCAAAACCACCATACATACTACTGACTCTTAAAATGATTTATTAAAAATTCTTTTATTTGATTCATATATTCAGGTTTACATCTATTTAAACCGTTGTTTTCAAATCGTGTATTGATAACTATGTTATCAGGAAAATAATCTTTTGTATTATCTATTCTATCTACCGAGGGTGCTAAAGGATAATGTACTTTAAACACATCATACGGATCAATAGGTATTTTTAAAAAATCAGATAGCCCATTTTGTTTTTCAAACTGTCTTTGTATATCGTGTTCATCAATAGCAACTTCTTTTATTCTTCTCATCACTTGACCAGATTCACTGAAAGTTTTACTACTTACATATTGAGTACCTTTGACGTTATCTAAAACCTTTTTAAATGGATTTTTTAATCTACTCATACAGGAAGTTTGCCACTTTTACTTTCTTTTAAAAGTCGCTTTTCGATTGCTTCTATTTTAATTTTTTCTTTGAGAGATTTTGATATTAAAGGATTTACAGTACCTGTATCAATATCATTTTCATTACAATATAAAACAACAGCATCCATATAAGAACACCTTTTTTGTTTTACAAATTCTTCTATTTTAAGACTAAATTCTTTTGAGTTCATTTATATAATATATCATACTTTCACTAAAAAGTAAAGGGCGGTTACTTCCGCTAGCTTTCACCGCCCATTGTACTATTACTGTTGTATTAGTAACAATAATAACCAAATTAAAGTAATACTTGGTATAGAACACATCAATATCAAGTTTTTATATTTCTTCAATTTTTTTACTTTTTTCTTTCCGTAAGTGATGTAATTCCACTCACATTTATTATACGGTATCATTATTACGCTTTCTTATTAAGAAAAGGGTAAAATGCTTTTACATATTGTTGATATGCTTCAGCATATGGTTTAGTTACTTCTAAACCTTTTTCAATGTTTTCCTGTATAGTTTTATTTACATCACCGTTAGTTACAAAGTCGTTAAACTTCTTTGCTGTTTCAATGATGTCGTCAGCAGATACAGTAGGAGCTTTAAACTCTTGTACTACTTGATCGCCGTCTTTTTTGATTGAATATTCATACTCTTTTATTTGAGCATTGAAATTGAAGTCTGCTAATTGTTTAGCTAGACCTAATAGATCGCTTCTGATTTCAAAAGCGTTTTTAGTTGATGTTGCCATAATTTTCTCCTTTGTGTGTGTTTGTTTATAGCGTATTTATTTATGCCTGTTTGTTTTATAGGAAACAGGCAAACCTATATTAGGCAGCCTTATAGGCGTCTAAAGTCTTTTGAAACTTACCAGCGTGTGATTTTTCTGCTTTTGCTAGTGTTTCAAACCAATCAGCGATTTCATCAAAACCTTCTTCTCTTGCTGTTCTTGCCATACCAGGATACATATCGGTGTATTCGTGTATTTCGCCTTTGATAGCAGATTGTAGATTTTGTTCGGTACTACCCATAGGTTCACCTGTTGCTGGGTCACCTACTTCTTCTAGGTATTCTAAATGACCGTGTGCGTGACCTGTTTCGCCTTCGGCAGTTGATCTGAATACTTGTGCTACTTCGTTAGCACCTTCAATATCTGCCTTTTGAGCAAAGTATAGGTATCTTCTATTTGCTTCTGATTCGCCTTGAAATGCGGCTCTTAAATTGTCTGATGTTTTTGTTCCTTTAAGACTCATAATAACTCCATATTAAACGCCTGTTTCTGTTACTAGGTACAGGCAAACCCATTACGGCTTTATGCCGCTAAAGCGTAACTTTCGTTAGCATTTATAAGTTTGACATTACGTTGTCAGCGATTAAACTCCAGTAACTTTTAGTAGCAGTCGAATCTAACTCACCCCCTCAAAGCACACCTTATGTGTTTTAAATTGGTGGAGGTGGTGGGAATCGCACCCACGTCCTCACTAGTTATTGAATTACCTTCAACGTCTAATTCTTTTTTGATGTTTCAAATGTCCTTTATGACTTCCCATATAATAATCACCTGGTTCATAATCCCAGCACTTACCGTGATGACCTCTTATGTCTGCCCAAAACATTCTCAATTTTACTATCAAAGTTCTAAATAATGTTCTTCTTGCCACTTTTTTTCTTTTATATTCCTTTTTTCTTTTCAGCTTTTAATGTACTTTTATTATGAGTATGAAACAAAATACAAGTTTCTTGTACACCTGGTATATCAACTGTCACTAACACTTGGTCATCATTTTCATAATAAGTTACCATATAAACTGGTTCACCATCAGGTTTACTGCCTGATCTACCTAGACTTATATGTTTAGCTTCAAAACCTTTATCATCAATATATTCTTGTACTGCGTCTGGATTGCCACACACTGCTGGTATTTGTTGCCAATATAATTCATAATGTTTTTCATTAATACCGTGTTCAGCATAGGCAATACCACATAATAAACTTAAAACTATAATTATTTTTTTCATTTTCCCCTTTAGCTGTTGAGGTCGCAAGTAGGTTATTTAAATCACCTTATTAAATTTATGTCGTACTTTTGACTTTACTTTCGTTTTGTAACTTATAATATTTATAAAAACTATCAATAGACTCTATTAAACTTTGTTCATATTCTTTTCTATCTTTTACAAATGATGTCATAGTACCATCTTCGGCAGCAATCAGTATTACTAATTGTTCAATTTTTTTACCAAAGATTTCTTCATACATCATTGAATAACCTGTAGTTTGTAAAAAGTAATTTTCTACCCAATCTTCCTGACGTTCTTTATTTGCTGTTTTAAAATCTATTACAGATAATTTACCATTATATTCTGCGATACAATCTACTTGACCAGCAACCGTTAATTTGTCACTAAACATTACTGTTTCTAAACAGTGAATATTATCAATTTGATCTAAATAAGGTCGCATTAATTTAAATAGACCTAAAGGTAAAACATCTCTAATTGAAGGAGTTTCATTCTTCAAGTATTGTTCTACAAGTGTGTGAGTTGCTTTACCACGTCTAGCGGCTCGACCCATTTCCCAATTGGCTACAGATTCGCCAATACTTTCACGCCACTTTTCTAAACCTTCTTTTTTTCTAATAGATAGTACGGATGTGATTGATGGATAGTTTTGACCTTTTATATCGTAAAACCTAAAACCATCTACTTTTTTACCTTTGACTTTAGGTAATAATTCTTCATTTAGTTGTATAAAATTAAATTTTTTTGCCATAATATTTCACCTTCATTTATTGTATCATTATAATATATCATAATATTAGGGTTTTGTCAAGGACTAAACACCCTTTTTCATATACATATCATTAAGCTGGTCGGGAGTTCAGTATTTGTATTCTTCATATTGAGTTTTACCGAAATCATTTCTAAAAGCTCTCAATAGTTCTTTTCTATTTCCTTCTTTTTTATATGATACGTGGATCCAACCTGAATTTGGTTCATCTGGACCTTTCCAAAACTCTAAAATCATTTGGTCATAGTCTAAATTTTCATTTATCCAATGACACACTAATTGATTTGATTCACCAAAAATTTCAAAGTCCACTGCCTGTCCTTTAGCGTGCTGTGAATTTTTAGATGATCCTATTGCCTCACATAATGCTTCTGATCTAAAACCAGAGCTCACTGTGACTACTTTACCAAAGTGATCTCGTACTGGTTGTAGCACTTTTTCACATAATAACTTTAACGAATTAATTTGATCCTCATTTGGATTATTATTAAT